AAATGACTCTCTAACAATAGTTTAAGTGATTCTACCCAACCCTCACGAGTATCTGGTATCTCGAATACTTCTTCGTTTCTATCAGGGTTGACACCTTTGACTATTATCTCACCAGCACCTTTAGTATCAAAACCAACACCAACACCTAACATAGATGCGTCCATCAAGAAACAAAAAGGTTTTGAGTAATCTTCTTTGATTGTTTTTGTTGAGACGAAGGCACAATTATTAAGAGCGGCATATAAATTCTTTTCTTCTGTAATAGGTGTGCCCATTGCCCATAAACCACGACCTGGAGGTAAAAACTTCATATTAAACATTCTATCATACATCTCTTGTGCTGACTTCTGAGCTTGCCAAGCGTTCCAACCTAATTGATGTGATTCAATCCAGTTCTTTTGCATTGTGTAGGTTCCCTCGACTACACGTTGAATAGTTTCCCACCATCTCTCATTTTTACCATTCTCTTTAATACGAGAATAAGTTCTCATATACACTAATTCACCAAGACCATTGAATCCGAACGGAGGTCTTTTTCTCTTATACTTATCTATAAACTTATCCGATAACTTAAATTTTTCCATCTAACTAACTCCTGTTGTAATCTTATTCTCGTAACAAATATAAGTATAATATATACGAAAGTATATTCACGATTTATTCGAAACCGTCAACTTTTTTTCCCATATCCTTGTATTTGTTTGCTAATTCTTTTCTTAAAAATTCTTCACTATTATTCATCTTACTTTGAGCATCTTTTCCAAACTGACTACTACCTTCAAAGATTTGTACTTGACCAATATTAGTATTTATCGTAGACGGATAAGTTACACCATCAATACCAAATCTGTTTTTAATCACGTGAAATCTACCTGTATTAGCTATTTTATCTTCTACTTTTCTACTCATACTCATAACAAAATCAGCAGTCATAACTTTACTATAATCTTCAGCTACTTTGTCAGCACCAATCACATCTTCTTCAAGAGCAGAACGATTAGCTTGAGAAGCAGTCCAGATAGGAACTTCTAACTCACCAGCTAATCCTCTCAAGTCTTCATAGATATTACCTATAGCATGTCTCTTCTCTCTAAAGTTACCTGTAGGCATTAAAATGTCAGCATAATCTACAAGAACTACATCAGGTTTGATACCACTTAATTCTATTTGTTTCAAGTGAGAACCTATTGTCTGAACACTAGCTGCTTTAGTAGGAAAGTATTTGATTAGTAATTTTCCAGGAAGTTTTTCTATCTTTGACTTAACATCTTCTTTATAATACTTGATGTTAGCTGTTGTTACACCTGTAAAGATACTATCATATCTTAAACCTACATAATTTTCATTCAACTCAAGAGTATAATGTACAACCGTCTTGTCTGTCTTGAGAGCTCCAGCTCCTAGAGCTTGTAGAGTCCAAGACTTACCGATACCAGCAGGAGCTACAATGACACCTAACTCACCTTCTCCTAGACCTCCATCCATTATATCATTAATAACGTCCCACGGAGTTTGTGTTGTAGCTCGAGCAGAAGCCTCAAGTCTCAAGTCGAGTGATGTGATATAATCTTGTCCTATATCTCGTTCAGTACCAGCCTTCATAGCCTCATCTATTATTGATTTTATACCATCGTAATCTTTGTTTTCTAATAAATTAACAGACTCTAATATAGCATTCTTGAGTGATTGATTCTTACAAAAATCAAGTGTTTGTGATTGTACGAACTCTAAATCAGTAGCCTCTATGTTCTTCCAAACTTCTCTAAGTTTATCAACAACCCCACTCTTTAAAACATCATTTTCTATTTCATCTATTTTATATTTTATAACTTCAAGTGTTGGTTGTTTTTTATACTGAGCGTAATAATCACGTATACTATTCACTAACCATTTATTAGAATCAGAATCAAACATTTCAGGATTCAAAATATCATTAATTGTCTGAATAAACTTAACGTCTCGTAACAACGAAGCAATAATCTTAGACTGAAATGATGTTCCGAATTGTGTTAATGTTTCACTCATTTGTTTTCTCTGCATAATGATTTAACTGATTAAAGTTAGTTAATAACCAACTATTAAGATTAGGAAGAGCAGCATATAATTTATCTTCCAAAAACATTTTTTGAAATTTATACTTTATTAATCTATTGATTGGTTCTCTAATCTTCTCTTGTATTTTTGTTTTTGTAGAACCTGATATGTCCACTTCTGATAATTGCATCAGTTTATAGTTCAGTTCTATAACATCTTTTGAATCTGGTAATTCTGTAATTACTTCATCTATATTAACTATACGATTCTCACTTAAAAACGGTAATTTTTTTTGAATTGTTTTAAGACCTAGTCCTCTTACACCTTTGATGTTGTCGGATTTATCTCCGTCTAATACTCTGTACCAAATATAGTTATGAGATGAAATACCGAACTCATCTAAAACCGTTTGTTCATCATATAACTTTTTCTTAGTAGGACTCCATATCTTGATTCTACCATTAGCTAACTGAAGAAAGTCTTTATCAGTTGACATAATTGTAATCTTTGACTCTGTTAAGACTTGACGACATACATAACCTATCGTGTCATCAGCTTCGATATTGTCATAAGATAAAACCGTTATAGGTAAAGTGTTAAGATACTCAACGACTCGTTGTAACTGCATCATCATATTTTGTTTCTCATCTTCTTGAGAAGCAAAATCATACGTACGATTTACTCTGTATTTTGTTTTTCTGTTTTGTTTATACTCAGGATATAACTTTCTACGGCGTGTAGACCCACCTTTGCCATCAAACACTATGACGACTCGGGTAGGTCTAAACATATTAATAGCGTAACCTATACTTCTTAGAAAACCAACTATTCCACCAACGTGAATACCATCATCGTTAGTAGTTGGTATAACACTAAACACTCTA